ATAACTTGATTTACGAGATCATCAATACTATTTAAAGCTGCAACTGTGCCTTTCATAATATTGGGATCTAGGCTACCTACAGAATCAATAACTGATTTTCTAGCACTTTCTGATAACAATTTAATATTAGAACCTCCACCTGTAAATATTGCTCTTTTATCAATCGTATTATAAAGAGTATCTACTTTGTCATTTGCCTTTTTGAAATTGTTTCTTACTGAGTCTAAAACTCTAGCACCAGCACCCTCTAAATCATCAACTCCAACTTGTCCTTTATTAAATCTTTCTAATAAACTTTCCACACTGTCTCTTATTTGTATATTTTGTTTTTCAAAAAATTCTACCGCTTGTTTTTGTGCTCTCGGTCCAAAAGTACCTTTTGTAGCTTCATATAAATTTGCTAAATTAACTTTGTCTTTTGGTAAACCTGTTTGAGATGATGCTAAATCGATACCAAACTCAGCTTCTTGCCTTACTTTATTTATATCGTCTCCAACGCCTCTTCCAAATCTTTCAAAGAATTTTTTAATGTAGTCATCAGAAACTTGGCTTTCATCGATACCCGCTTCTTTGAGTGCTTCCTTACCCTCTAAACTTAATATAGGTTTACCATCAGCTCCAATTGTCATGTATTTTTTATTTTTTGATAATCTTTTAAGTATTTTACCTGTTGCTGAAGCGACAGGAAATATAGCTCCTTCAAAAATAGCGGGTGCTACAAGTGATACAGCTAATTTTGGAACATCAATAGTTTGATCAGCTCCTAATCCTTTCGCAGCTAAGTCTTGTGCCACAGAAGTTGCTCCACTAGCTGCAACTTGTCCAGCGACTCTTTTAAAATACTGATTGGCAAACTTTTTAGCAACAGCACTATAACCAGGAATATATTGTAAAATTTGTGATGTTGTTTGTAATACATCTTGCAAAGATGCACCTGGTTTATTTAAATAATAATTTTTGCCGTCAGGCATGTTAACAATAACATTACCATATTTATCTTCTCTTATAGCGGAACCAGGCACAGCAGCTTGTATAATTTGAGCTTGTGATCTTTGATTTGGAGTTAGTAGTAAACCACCAGCTACTTTAATATTTTGACCTAACGAACCCGCATCAGCTGACGATATCTCTGGTAAAGCTGCGTACTCTGTTCTTTTTGTACCTGTAAAAATATCAGATACAGTATCAAAAATATTATCTTTATCGGGTGCCTCGCTCTCCTCTAATGCAGCCTCAGATTCCAGTGTTCCAGCTACACCAACATCTTTTACTTTATCTAAATTTAAAAGTTTTTTAATTAAATCTTTATCACTCATTAGTTTAAGACTTGAACTATAGTCTCTCCTCTAATTTCAAATTTATCGCCAACTTTTGCATCAGGGAATTTTTTTTGTATATCTTGTAAATTGTTTTCGTCAGCAACAATTCTTTTTCTTTCAAAACCTTTATCTGTAGCTTTAAAATCTTTTTTAAGTCCTTTTAATCTTTCTTCAACTTCAGGTGTTATAAAAGTTTGCTCCATAAGTTTTGCTTCTTTTTGATATAAAGTTAAACCTTGTTTATCAGGTTTATTTGGATTTCCAGTTTCTGCAACATGCTCCCTATATAATCTAGCTTTATCTATAGCTTTTTGATTTGCTTTTTTATAAAGATCAACAATTAAAAGTAAAGATTCTCTAGGTGTATCTAATCCAACATTCAAGCTTTGAATAAAAGCCAATTCTTTCTCAGATAAAGCACCTTTTAATTGACCTAAATCTGCTAATACTTTTTGACCCGCAAATCTTTGTAAAACATCTGCAGCTGCTAAATCAGTAATACCTGTAGTAAATCCTAAACCTTCAGCAAAATTTTCGATAGATTTTGTAAGACCTCCAAACTGACCTAAAGTTAAATCAGGGTTATTAGCTAAAGCATCTAAAATTTGAAATGTATTTGCTTTTTCTTGAGCGGTTACACCAGCTTGTATTACAGAACCATATTGTTTTGCATCTTCACCAGCTCTTGCAGTTAAAAATGGATCTGCAAACAATTGTCTTTTTGTAATATCTTTAATTTCACCCGTGCTTAAATTTCTCTGATAGGTCCCTTGTGGGTTTAAGTTTGCACCCTCAGCGTTTGCTGCTGCAATTTCTGCTTTTGTCATAATTTTAAATTGATCTTCAGGTCTCATAGATTGCTCAATAGCAGCAATTGTTTTTTTTGTTTCAGGTATGGTTGCAACACCTTTACCTAAAGCTCTAGCAACTGCAGAAAACTCTGATTCACCAGGTCTTCTTTGACCACTTAAAAGTGCTGCTGTAAAAGGCGCTAAAGTTATATTTCTTCTTTCAGCTTCAGATAACCCACCTTGATTAAATTTTTGTATAGATGCTAGTCCACCTTTATTAAAACTATTTAATTTTTTTAATCTTTCAAGATATTTTCTTCTAAAAAGAGGTCTCATTAAAACTTCATTCATTATGCTCTCCCTCGTGCTCCTTGAAATGCTTGGAATGCAGCTAAACCTGTACCTATTGATTGTGATAATGGACTTGTTACAGGTTGAGTAGCAGCAGTTACCGAGCTTGTAGTTTTTGGTCCAGCAGCATAAATATTAGATAAAAATTCTGCTCTTTGGAAAGGTTCAAATGCTTGTTGTAATTGTGATTGTCTCGCAGCGTCTAAAGTTTGTTGAGCAAGTTGTCTTTGTAAACCACCAGCATTTAATAATTGTTGAATATCACTTTGTGCCATAGTTTGTTGTTGAGCACCAACGTTTGCAAGTTGTGCACCGATATCACCTAAGGTTCTTTGTTGTTGTTGTGCTGCAGTTAAAGCTGTATCAAAACCTCTAGCTTGTGCCTGACCTACATTAGCTAATCTTGCTCTTTCTAATTCTGCTTGTGCAACTCCTTCTCTACCACCACCAAAGGCTCCCCCGCTAATAGCTTGTGCGGCTAATCTATTTTGTGCTTGTGCTGCTTGTCTATTTATTTCATCTACAACAAAAGATTGATAGGGATTAAAAAATTGATTTATATTTGGAGTTTGTGCAGCTAAAAGCTGTCCTATGCCAGATGTTACTGTTGGAGCACCTACTCCTGTAGTGCCCGCAGCAGTTAATGCTTGTTGTTCTAAAGTTCCAAAAGGTGCAACTTGTATATCAGGAATTTTTACAGGTTGACCAGCTACCCCTCTAGCTAAGTCCATCAATTCAATTTTTCTTTCTTCAATACCTGGAGCTTCTCTTATAACAGACTGTGTAAACTGATTACCTCCACCTGATGGTGTAGGCGCACTTCTGCTTCCGCCTCCCCCAAAAATACTACTTACAATAGAACCCATTATACATCCCTCTCCATTTGAACATGTTTAGGTTTCCAACCCCATTTTTTAGAAACTCTTGACCAGCCAGGTCTTACCCAAAAACTTAATTTTTTACATCCATTGAGTTTAGCAAACTTAGTAACAGTATTCACTAGCTTGTCTTCCCAAAGGTGTCTTTTTCTACCAGTACATATGATAGCTTCAAGTTGAGAATAATTAGGTAGAGCAGCTATTCTAGTAACAAATAAACCGAATACTTGATTTAATTCTTCTTCATCACTTCCAAATACTAAAAACATTTGAGCTTCATCTTTTTTTAATAAATCTTTTATGTCTTTACTTTCTGCAAAACCACCTGAATATTTAAGTGCTTCGGCTATCATAAAATCACATAAAGGCCAAAACTTATCAATATATTTTGGCTCTACTGATAGAACTGAAATGTCGGGTTTAATTGGCTTTGGCTTTTGCATCTCTACTTCCTTTTAATAAATCAAAGACTCTTTTGTATCGTCTTTGTTGTTCATAGAAGTATTGTGCACCTTTTTTTCTCATATCGCTTATACTATTGGGGTTACCGCCCGCTATGATACCAGCACCTAATACTCCATCTGCTCTTGTTACAAACTCACCGTCTGCTAATTGAGCTAACATTGTATCCTCGTCTTTATCACCTAGTCCTGATCCATCTTCAACATAACCTTTTGCTCTTACATAATTATTAATATCGTTTTCATCATGACTTACTTTACTTGGTAAATAATTAATACCACCCTCATTAAATTTTTTTATGTCAGCTAAACCGCCTTTATTAAATCTATTATAAGCTAATTCGTAAGGACCCATTGTAAATTGTGGATCTCTATCTGCTTCAGGTATAAATGGTTGTTCAAATGTTTTTTCCTCTCCTGAAACAGGGTCTATGTATTTAAAACCACCTCTCTTTTTTTGTAATTCTGCTACCGCTAAATTATAAGTTGGAGTAAAAACATCTACAGGTTTTGGTTCAAAGGCACCTGAAGCTAGAGTTGTTAAACCAATCGCAGAGGCTACTTTACCTGGGCTAAACTCCATGACTGGTGTTTTACCATCGGGCATAGTAACAACTCTTTCAATACCTGTATCTTTATCAATCATCGTTTTTGGTCTTCTAAAAGCTGTATCAAATATACTTCTGAGGCCTCCAGGTTCTTTACTTAATGTATTGTTTGATGCTGATACAACTGATCTTGCTCCAGCAGGATTAAGAATTGATTGCATAGGTGCTAGTCCAACTGATCTTTGTCCAGCAGGATTAAGAACTGTTTGTCCAGGTGCTACTATATTTTCTAATTGTGGTCCCATCCCAAATGCTTGACCAACTGATGTTCCACCAAGAGCAGTTGTGATAGGTACAAAAGATTGTTGGGCTCCAGCAAAACCAGGGATATTTAAAGCTGATCCTCCACTTAAAACTCCTTTACCACCATAGTAACCAGCTGCGGCTCCTGTACCCGCTGCTAATAATCTTTGAAGTCCTGAACCGCCAGCGTCTTTTGATGCTCTATAACCTTTATATCCTCCGTAGGCGGCTAGTGCATAGGGTAAAAATTGTAACATATATTATGTGTTCCTTAAAATTAGCTAATTAGCAAATATTACCATTTTAAGAGAGGTTTGACAACTCATCGATAAAAGCAGATTTATATTGATGTTCTCCGACATGACTAATTTTTTCAGTGATAAGTGCATGACATTTACCCCCTATATCTCTCCATCTTTTACAAAAGGCAAAGTCCTCTCCTAAATAAGTTTTACTTACAGGATCAAAATCAGTATCAAAAAGGTTATAAAAAAAAGGTCTATTAATTAGAGAACCGTTAATTATAGTCTTCTGAATAATTTCTTTCTCAGGATAAGCTTTAATCATTTTCTCTATTACTTCTCTTTTAATTAACATACACCCTGTTGGTGAATGTGTTACCTCAATAACTCCATTTTCTATCCTAATATCTTTTTCATTAGGTAACTTCATAGGGTATTGATACAAAGCTTTATATTG